AAGGAAATGACGCGGCCCACGGGGAGGGGGAGACCGGCCATCTTCCGCCCAGGGGGACAGGCGGGGATGCAAGTGGAAGTGAAGGCGTTACTAAGGACAATGTGCCATGGTCCTTGGACCGTGGTCAAGGCCAGCCTTTGACAGAGCAAAACACGCGGATGACCGCGAGAGCAAGGCACGCCGCGGCGCCGACGCAGAACAAGAAAACGCTGAGGGCGAAAACGAGTTCCATTTACTTAATGGGACCGCCCGTGAGCCATGCGTCACAGGTGCGGTCGCCGGCACACTTGAAGTGGAACAATTGGCAGTAGCCGAGATTCGCCGCTTCCGTCACGGCCTGTGCCGCAACGCCTTCAGCCTTGCGGGCAGCAGGGGGCTCGTCTTCGTCTTGCATGCCTTTGGCGATACAGGCGAGCATGTTTTCTGTTTGGATGAAGGCCGCGCAGTTTCCGCAACGGGCGGTCTTGGCTTCTTCAGGGGTGATCCCCCAGAGGTTCGCGAGCCTCTTCCAGAACTTGTCATTTGCTTCGTCTGGGTTGAGCGGGCCATAGCCATAGTCTTCAATCGCATGGTTGCGGTTAGCTAGATTGATGTGAACATCCAGCGTGGCCGGGGGACAGGATTTAGAATCACGGAACGCTTGCTTGATCGCAGTTCCAAGAATGAGGCTTTTGGCCATGGTCAGTGGTCCGTGGGGTAAGTTTCCAGAATTTTATATCATGAGGGGGTGGGGGATCCTAGAGGTGCGTTGATATGTGATGGGGGTCCGGGATCCTTGGACCTTACCTAACGTAATCCATAATTCTTGGAATTGCTCACATTCCGTAAAAAATCGGATTTCTAGGGCAATCGGCGCAGCCGGCACCCCAATTAGGGGGGATCGGTTCGCCAGGCTTTCTCCTGGACCATTCCTGGAAAGGGCCAAGGGACCCGCTTCGCGCACATATATAAAGAGAGGGCGAGCTATGCATCAAGAGCATGGCAGCTATGCGCTTTTATCGTTGACAATCGTCACGGTCTATCATACGTTATGAGCGTTGACGGGGCGCAATGCTCCCGACCATGCCAGAGGAAAGGGCAGAACATGACGAACGAACTCAAGGCAATCGTTGACGAACTAGGCACGCTCAAGGCGGCGATTGCTGAATTGACCGAGAAAGAGAAGGAATTAAAAACCGCCATTGCTGCATCGGGTTATGCAGAGCTTGACGGGGATCTTTATCGGGCGACCGTTTCACTATCGGAACGTGTCACGCTGGATTCTGAGAAAGTCAGGGCGCTTCTATCGGATGCACAGATTGCAGCATGCTCCCGCACTACCGAGGTTCTATCGGTTCGGGTTGCGGCCCGTAAACGTGCAACCGGCTTGAAATAAGAGGAGAAGGAACAATGGACCACCGTCCTTTACATATCATCGCTCGTGAGATTCGCGCGGATTGGAAAAAACCTTATTTCGGATCCGTCCCCTATCTAGAAGCCATGGGGTGTCTGTCATCAATTCATGGCGCGTATTATGAGGACAGCGCAAAGTCTGTCGTGGCCTATTTCCTCGCAAACGCAGGAACGTGGAGAGGCGATGCCGCAAGGCGCGTGAAGGCGGAATTGAAGGCCTTACTGGCCCTGAAATAAGGTTGACAATTGTAACAGGGCCGGGGCACAATGCCCCGGCTTTTATCGTTTCCAGAAAGAAGGAACGCACAATGATCACAAGCGCAAACGCAATGCTGAAGGCCCTGAAGGGTTCTAAGCCGCAATTTACCGGCGTGATTTTATATGAAGGCCCGAGCGCGATTGACGGGGGACCTGTCGTCGTTATCGCGAATCGAATCGCTCATGCGTCCGGTAATGAAAAGACCGGCGCAATGGTCCAGACATTTATCATCCGTCGCGACGTCCGACCCTTAGAAGCCTTGTCAACGGGGCTGGATCAATCGATTTGCGGGGATTGTATCCACCGCCCTGCCAATGGCGGGACGTGCTACGTCAACGTAGGGCGCTCTGTCGAATCCGTGTTCGGCGCTTATCAGCGCGGCCGGTACGCGCGGCCGGGGATAGACTACGATGCGGCAATCCTGCCTGATTTGTTCGACGGTTCTGTTTTTCGTTTGGGAACGTACGGGGATCCGGCTGCGGCCCCGTTTGGCATATGGGCTAATGCTACCGCTAAGGTGAAGGCCCGGACGGGTTACACGCACCAGTGGAAACGCAAGGCGTTTGAAGCTTTCAAGTCAATCTGCATGGCATCCGTTGACTCGCCCCGTGATCTGGCCATGGCGCGTGCCATGGGTTGGCGAAGCTTTCGGGTTCGGGCGGCAGAATCCCCGACCCTGCAAGGCGAAGTGATCTGTCCGGCCTCAAAAGAAGCGGGGCAGAAAACTACCTGCGAGGCTTGCAAAGCTTGCGGGGGTCTGTCGGCTAAGGCTCGGGCTGATATCGTTATCATGGCCCATGGCCCTACAGGGGGGCGTTTCCAATGACGAACCGATCCGACCGTCGCCCCGCCCCGCTTCGTAAGGTTCTTAGCTCCCGGCCGTTTGGCCGGGGGTTCTCTGCCTATCGCAATGGCGAAGCTTTCGACCCGGACGCCTATCACGGCACTAACGACCAGTGGGCGTATGAGCGTGGCCGGATGTTCGCCGCAGCCTATGCCGGCGCCTTGCGAATCAATCGGCGCCTGTCATGGGAAGCGCAACGCGCGGCCTCTGACGCCTTGCGAATCGGCGCCCTAATCTGATAGCGTCGAACCTGTCGAAACAATAGGACGCAACACCGCCAGGGCTACGCCAGGCGACTCGGCTTCCGATCCGTTTCTTCTCTGTTCGAAAACTCCACCCCGCCGGCAATGCCGAGCGGGGTTTTCTTTTGTCTGGTCCAAGCTTGGATCCGGCCCCAGGCCGGCGGATCTATCGCCCCAGCGGATCTATCGCCGGCATTGCTGGATCTATCGAACCTGTCGAACCTATCGCTGGTATCTGTCGAACCTGTCGGGAGGCGAACAGATCAAGGGCCGTGGTCCACGGTTCATTGTACTTTAGTATGAGATCTGGATCCGTCGAACCTGTCGAATCAGTCGAGAGGGCGGGGGTTTTGGCCCCGGAATAAATATAGAGGACCTCTGCCCGAGGGTGGCTGACCAAGTTCCATACCGCATCCGAAACGGTTGAACGCCTTGTGTGGAAAGCGATTTGTGCGGGTCGCCATAGGCCCTCTGTCTTAAAAGACTTTAGCTTGCAAACCTTCAATTCACACCACACTTCAAAGCCTCTTTGCTGGCCCTCCGGAGGCCACAGGAAGGCTCCATTGACGTCCGGGATACCCGCCCCCACCCAAGCTTCGATCCTGCACCAGTGGACCTGTGGTAGTTTGCGCTTGAGGTATTTAAATACCGCTGCCTCAGTGTTCACTCTTTCCACCCCGCACCAGTTCGAGCTCTTTTGATAGCCGTAATACTGACACCGTACTTATGGGCCAAGGCTTTAGTGTTTCCTTTAACCGACCGGATTTCTATGACGGCCTCTCTTGTCAGTTTGGCTAAAGGGTTGGCTTCTCCGGGCAGCACTGGAGGCTGCTTCCAGCGACCCTTCTCCATCATGTCGTAGGCGTTGTCACGATTGGTGCCAAGCCAAAGGTGGTCGGGGTTTACGCAGGTGGGGTTGTCGCACGAGTGGCAAACGAAAAGACCTTTCGTCACGGGTCCGAAACGGATTTCATAACTAACGCGATGGGCTAGGCAAGGCTTGCTGCCGACCATGATCCGGCCATAGCCCTTGCGGTCTTTCGAACCGGTCCATGTCCAACACGAGTCGGTCTTTTCGATTTTCGAGAAGAAGCGTTCTTCTACAGGTTTAATTTTGTGCGGCATGCTTGAGAATAGGGGCAAGGCGGCTCAGTTGTCAAGTTCCTGCAAGACAGCATCGAGGTCCTCGTCTGGAACAAAAGACGGGATATTGCTCGGGTCTCTTGGCCCTCGTACCATGTCGATGGTTGGGGCGGTCGCCTCAAGCAAGACGGGGAAGTCTTGCTGCAGTCGGGCGATCTCGGCTAGGACTTCCTCGCGAGACATCTGGTCAATCTTTCCGACCAAGATTTCCTGCCTGCTGACATATAACCCTGCGACAGCGCCACGGGCCTTTTCGGCTGAGACAGCAGCCGGAAAATTACCCTTTTCGAAGGCGGCATCTCTGATCCGCGCAAGTTGACGAACGTGGTTGTCGAAAGTGACCTCATACTTCTTCGACAGCTCCTCTTTGATCTCAGCAATACGAGCGAGGATGTGGGGATAGTCCCGACCATTCAAGAACCGGGATCCCGCAATCGGCGCTGTCTTCTCGGTGTATCCGGCAAGCCTCGCGGCCTCTGTCCGGGTGACGTCCTCGGT